GAAAGAAACTAGCCTATGTCATATACGTACTTAGATATAACAAATGAGGTTATCTCTCGCTTCAATGAAGTAGTTTTATCTGAAGGTGGTTTTGCTACAGCTAGAGGTTTTCAAATTCAATGTAAAAATGCAGTTAATGATGCTATCGACTACATAAATACTAGTGAATTTAGTTGGCCTTATAATCATGCAACTAAAACGGATATACTAGTTGCTGGCACTACAAGGTATGCACCACCGACAACTTCTAAACATGTAGACTATGATACATTTCGTTTAATTAAAGATGATAGTTTAGGTGTAACTGGTGGCAAACTAGAGTTAATAGATTACAAAGATTACTTAGGTAGGTATGTAGATCAAGAAGATACTAGTGGCGTAGGTTCAGTACCTCGTTATGTATTTAGAACACCAGATAATAACTATGGTTTATATCCTTACCCAGATAAAACATATTCTTTACGATATGAGTATTATGGATATGGTAATAGCCTAGCTAACGCAGATGATGTACCTTTAGTGCCAGAACAATATAGATCTGTTATTGTAGATGGTGCAACTGCATACGGTTATCAGTATCGTGGTGAAACACAACAGCATCAGTTAAACTTTCAACGATTTGAAGCTGGTATAAAAAACATGAGAAGCTTACTTGGTAATAGAACAGACTATATTTATTCAACAGTATTAAGCTAGGTTAAACAATGGCAGATGAATCAGGACTTAATCCATTTGTGTTCCCTTGTAAGGGTGGCTTAGTTTTAAACCGTTCTACTTTTAATATGGAAGCTGGAATGGCCTTAGAGTTACAAAACTTTGAAGCCGATCTTACTGGTGGTTATAGGCGTATTAACGGTTATAACAAGTGGAATAGTAATATAGTTCCACAAACGGCATCTTCTATTGAGCCAGTCCTCATGTCAGCTTACTTTGCAGGTAACGATAAAGTTATAGCTGCAAGAGGTGAGAAAATATACGAAGCAGCAAGTGGTAGCGGTGCTTGGACAGAGATAGACACTGGTAGAACTAACGCAAACAAATATACTTTCTTTAGGTATAACTTTAATAATACTCCTCATATTATATGGGCAGATGGTGCTAATAACGCAACAAAGTATGATGGTACTACAGTAACAGATATTAGTGGTACAGGAGCACCTGCTAACCCTAAGTATGTTACATCATTTAAGAACACTATGTTTTTTGCAGGTATGTCAGCTACACCACAAGAAATGGTGTTTACTGCACCCTACACAGATAATGATTTTAGTTCAGCAAATGGTTCAGGTTCTATAAGAGTAGATGATACTATAACTGGTATCTTTCCTTTCCGTGATACATTAATTATCTTCTGTGAAGAACGTATCTTTAGACTTGTTGGTAACACTACAGCTGACTTTCAGTTACAACCTGTATCTCGTAATGTTGGTTGTATTAACGGCTCAACAATAAAAGAGTTTGCTGGTGATATAATCTTTTTAAGTCGTGATGGGTTACGTACTGTTGCTGGTACAGAAAAGATTGGTGACGTTGAACTAGGTACTATATCTACTCCTGTACATGAGTTATTCTCAGTATATACAGATGTAGATGAGTTTGAAGCAGTAGTAGTGCCAGATAAAACACAGTACAGAATATTTTTTGTAAATAATAATGCTAGATCAAGAGCTGCAACTAAAGGTGTTATAGCTGCAAGAGATGCAGAAGGTTATACGTACAGCGAACTACTAGGTATACAACCATCTTGCACCGACTCTTTAAGTGAACAGGGTTCTATCTTTGTACTACATGGCGGCTTTGATGGTTATGTGTATAGACAAGAGCAAGGCAGTACTTTTGATGGAGAGACTATCATAGGTCGTTACAGATCGCCTGACTTAACTATGGGTGATGCTGGTATAAGGAAGAACTTCCAACGTGTGATAGTTAACTATGCGCCTAAAGGTACAGTAAACGCAGATTTGTTTTTACGTTATGACTATGAAGACCCTAACATACCAAGACCTGCAGCTTACCCGTTTGATAGTACTAAGGTCGTTGCTATATATGGTGCATCTGCTTATGGTACAGCTACATATGGCGGTCAATCACAACCACTTGTAAGACAAGCAGTAGAGGGTAGTGGGTTTGCTGTAGCATTAAGAGTTGTTGATAATGGAGTTTCAGAACCTTACTCACTAAAAGGGTTTCAGCTAGAATTTGACGCTT